ACATCAGATCAATCACAGGTTGGTATATTGCCAGTATCACATACTTGGGCTAAAAAGAATATTCTTGGTTTCAGTGATAATGAAGTATTGCTTGATTTACAACAACAACGTCTTGAGAGAGCAATGGGATTTGAGTTAACAAACTCACAATTAGTTATTAAGCGTTCTGGGGTATTTGATGAAGTTGATTCTAAATATGGTATACCGGAAGAAGAAAGAGAAAAAATGATGGCACAGGGAGCGGAGGGTGAAGCTGGAGGAATGGACATGGGTGGACCAGCATCAACACCATCAGCAGAACCAGCAGACGCAGCAGAACCATTAAGTGAAAGCAAAAAGAGTAAATTATTGGGAATGTTAGGTGAAAGTGATGAAATTGGTGACTTATTCAATCTTGAAAAGGCACAGAAGAATATTTATGAAATAGAAAATAAATTAAAAGATATCTTAAACGATTAAAAATGAACAACTTTGGTAAAATAAAATCAAAAATACTTAAAAAGCTTACTGAGGCTTATGCTGAAAATACATTAAAGCAAAACAGTAAGAACCTTTTTAAAGTAATAAAGAAAAACAAAGACTTTAAAGAAATGTATTTGTTTTATGAAGAAATTGAAAACAAATATTTTGAAGATAAAGAAACTGCAAAATTATATGTTGAAGAACTAAGTTCAATATTAAAACAAAAAGCATCAAAGATTAATAGTTTTTGCGAGGTTATTAATATGTCGGTTTATGACACACAAATAGATGAAAACGAGTTATATGATTCAATTGACCAACTATTAGAAGAAGATAATTTAACTAATATTGAAAAAAAGGTAATTGCTAAGAAAAAATTAGTTGAGCATTTGACAACCAAAAAACAGGTACAAGAAAAATCAGCAGAAACTTACACTGTTAATGAAAATTTATTACACGCCGTATTGGCAAATAATTTCAATGTATTGTATGAGTCATCATTAAATGATGAACAAAAAGAAACTTTAAAAAATATCATATCTCTTTCTGATGAAGATGTTAAAAGTAAAGTAAGTGAAATTAAAGAAAGTTTATATAATAAAGTTAATACCTTATTATCCGAATCTACCGATAATTCATTTAAAGATAAATTAACGGATGTTAAGAAAGAAATGGACAGTATGAGTCCAACGAAGTATAATTACTATCGTTTAAAAGAGTTACAAAATGGTCTGGATTAATCTAGACCATTTTTTTTCTGCTCAAGATATATCGCTTTCAATACCTCTTTTCTTCTGATCACAGAAGGTTTCACAAATTCCTGTCTTTCTCTCAATTTTTGAATTTGCTTAGTTTTTTGAACTTTTGCTTTATACGTTCTTAACGCAGATTCGATGTTTTTTTCCTTTGAAATGTTTATAATGATCATAATGTATAAATATATATAATATTTTTTGGAATATTAACATTTTTTATTTATTTTTAGTAATATCACCATAAAATACAATAATGAATGAAAAAAATTAATGAAAAGTGGAAAATATATCCCTTTAGGGGATTATAAAGAAGTAAAGGTTGGATATGGTACCGTAGATTTTAAAAATTTAAAAACCATATACATAAAGATGAACGCTTGGGTTGAACCTCAAAACGAGGAATTGGATTTTGATAGAACAATTCTTAAAACCAGAAAGCTAATAAAAGAACATATACGAACGTATAACTTAGGAGACTATTTTAAAAAAGAAAGTATAGTTGACTTAGATATTAGGACAAAGGGAATTAAAATGAATAAAAGGTCTTTTATGAATTTAGAGATCACTTTATTTGTTGACAATTTTTTTGATGTTAGATCGTCCGAAATAAAAAATTTATTAAAAAAATTTTTACATAGTGCTATTGATACGTGTTTGACAGACAAAACGTTATATAATTTCAATAAAACTAAGATTTGATTCATAAGTCCCAGTATTTATACAATATAACTGTTATAAATGAAAGTACTGGGACCAAATGAAATAGGTAGGGGGATTTTAATTGAATATGACGCTGGTCATGTTTCTCCTAATGACAATAAAGATGTAATCACAGAAATGAAGAATATGGACTTCTCTGAAGACCTTATTCTGTATGCCGTTTTACAAAAGTTTGATACACCAAACAAAAACGGTAGAATATACCCTGAAGTTCTATTAAAAAGGGAAAACGAAAAATATCAACAAATTATAAAGAAGGGGTCTGCGTTAAATGAATTAAACCACCCTTCATCTTCTCTTATCGATCTAGATAGAGTATCACATACAATTACCGAAACTTGGTGGGATGGTAAAACCTTAATGGGTAAAATCAAAATCTTAACTTCTCCAGGATGGAGAAAAATGGGTGTTGTTAGTTGTAAAGGTGATCAAGCAGCAATGTTAATTATGAATGGTGTCACACTAGGTATTTCATCTAGAGGTGTTGGATCATTAAAACAAATCAAAGGTCAAAATATTGTTCAAGATGATTTTGAATTAGTATGCTTTGATTTAGTTTCATCTCCATCTACTCCTGGTGCGTATGTATTTCAGGATATTGCTGATAAAGACAAATACAATGAAAATATAGAAGAAAAACCCGTTGTTGAAGATAAAATGAAAACATTGATGAATAAATTTGATTCTTTTCTTTCAAGATAAGGGATAAAGAGTAATTATTTCCTTTTTATAATATCAGAAAATAGGTTTTTTTTAATAATCCACATATTTATATAGTAAATCAAACAAATAAATGAGCGAAAAATCCATTTTAGAACAAGCGTTACTTCAAGTTAATACACTTGAAGAAGCAGTAAAGCAAAATGCAAAAGGTATACTTTCTTCAGTAATGAAGCAAGAACTAAACGATTTGCTTAAAGAAAGCATGGAAGAAGAGGAGGAAGTTGCAGAACAACCTTCTAAAGAAGAGGAGACAGATGATATGTCTGACGCAGAATCTGATGATGATGCGGAAGAAAATGATGACATGGCCTCAATAAATGACGAACCATCTAAAGACATCGATGGGGAAGACGAAGAAGCAGAAGATGAAGATTCTGAAACAGAAGCTGAAGACGATTTCCCAACATTTGATGATGCTGAAGAACCATCAATGGACGATGACATGTTAGACATGACCAACGCTTCAGATGAAGAAGTTTTGAAAGTATTCAAAGCAATGTCAGATGAAGATGGTATTATCGTTAAAAAAGATGGTGGTAACATCTCATTGAAAGATGAAGAAGATGAGTACATCATTAAACTAGATGAAGAAGATCTTTCTTCTGAAGACGTTGCAGAAGACTGGAACGAAGGAGAAGAAGAAATCAATTTATCTGGTGATGAAGAAGTTGCAGAAGAAGAAGAAATGTCTGACGAAGCAATTTACGAAATCGAATTAGACGGTATGGATGATGAGATGGGAGACGAAGAAGTTTACGAAGTTTCTGGAACTCCTGATGATCTTGAATTACCTGAAGAAGAGGTTGAAGTTGACGAAGCTGCTCACACTAAGTGGAATGCACATGGTGGTGATAGAGCTGGCTTGCCTACTAAAAAAATGTTTGCAGCCGGTGCTAAGAAAACTACAAATGAATCTGCAGCACAAAAGAAAGCAATCAACGAAGAAGTTCAAAACTTAAAGAAGCAAAATGCTGAATATAAAAAAGCATTAGTTTTATTTAAAGAAAAACTTAATGAAGTTGCTGTTTTCAATGCAAATTTAGCTTATGCAACTAGACTGTTTACAGAACATTCAACAACTAAAAGCGAAAAATTGAATATTTTAAAAAGATTTGATTCAATTTCTACTATAACAGAATCTAAAAATCTTTATAACTCAATCAATGCAGAATTAGGTACTAAAAAACCAGTTACCGAATCTGTTGCGGAAAAAATCTCATCTACTCCTTCAAGTTCTTCTAGTGAAGTACTTTCTGAATCAAAAGTTTACGAAGCACCTCAATTTGCAAGAATGAAAGATTTGATGAAAAAAATAAAATAATAAATAAAAAAAACCAAATATTTAAAAATGGGAGCATTATTAGAATCAGGTATGGTTGGTAACATCGGTCTTAAGCACCTTCGTGTTATCAAAGAAGATACCATCAAAAAATGGGATGACTTAGGTTTCTTAGAAAACCTTGACGGTCACCAAAAAGATAACATCGCGCAATTGTATGAAAACCAAGCGTCTTATTTAATCAACGAAGCAGCAGTAGCTGATGCTTCTGGTTCTTTCGAGACTGTAGTTTTCCCAATCATCCGTCGTGTTTTCTCTAAATTATTAGCAAACGACATCGTTTCTGTACAAGCAATGAACTTACCTATCGGTAAATTGTTCTTCTTCGTACCTAAAATCCAAGATAGAAGCAATGGTAACCACTTAACTCCATTCGGTTCTCCAAATGGTGACACAACTAACGGTGGTTATGATGGTTTAAATTTATACGATCGTTTCTACGAAGAGTCAGATGCTGCTGATTCAGGTCTTTTCGATTATTCAAAAGGAGCTTTCAGTGGTGTTACTAAAACTGGCGTAGCTTTCGTTGAATTTAATAGTGGAGTTGTTTCTGACGCGTCAATCGCTTCAGGCCAATCTATCTCTGAAGTTATCTTGAAAGTTTCTGGTTTCACTAAAAACGGTCAAGGTAAATTAATCGGACCTAACGGTAACGAAATGGATACTGAAGAGTTCTTAGCTTCTTTAGCAGTATCTTATTCTGGTGTTGCAAGAGATTTCACTATTGTAACTCAGAAATATGGTAAAGGTATTGTTGAATATGGTCAAAAGAGAACAACAACATTCCCTGCAACTGGTCCTGGTGGAAAATATGAAGATATCTGTGATGAAGATGGTGTAATGTTTTTACGTGTAGACGTACAAAACTATTCTGCAACTGCAGGTTTCGCTAATTTAACTACTCCTGCTGGATTCGCAGCTTCTGGATTCACTGTAACTTACAGAGTTTACGAAGACTTAGAATTCGAAGATGAAATCGGTGAAGTATCTTTCGACTTATCTTCTGTAACAGTTTCTGTTACTGAAAGAAAGTTAAGAGCTAGCTGGTCTCCAGAATTAGCACAAGACGTTTCTGCGTTCCACAACATCGATGCTGAAGCTGAATTAACAGCTTTATTATCTGAGCAAGTTGCTGCAGAAATCGACCGTGAGATCTTACGTGACTTACGTAAAGGTGCTGCATGGAATGCTAAGTGGGATTACAATGAGTGGAAATATGGTAACGGTGGATCTGCTTATGTTGGTTACACTCAAAAAGACTGGAACCAAACATTGGTAACTAAAATCAACCAATTATCAGCTCAAATCCATAAAACTACATTA